GAGACTTACCTAGATCCATTACTATTGGAGCAAAGGCTGTTAACATTGTAATTGGATCCATTATTTAATCTCCACAGGATAGAATCTTGTTACATCAAACTCACTAAAGTCCCCACCTTCCCATTGTATATGGATAAGATTACCTTTAGGAGTCCAACAAGCCTTCATAACTTCTTTATCAATACGTTGGGCTACGGCTATAAAACCTTCACCAACAGGACACTTCTCTTTAGATAGTACAATACGAACGTTCTCGTTGTATTGCATTACCATTAAATTGTTATCACCTGCATAAGAGTAGCTTGCTAATAATAGTAAGGCTACTAGTTTTTTCATTACTGATCCGCAGGTTCTGGCGTATTGCCTTTTTCAATCCATAATTTAAACTCTGGGTAATCTTCTGTGCAAGTTAGTCTGCATAGTCCGTCATCATCAACACGAGCATAGATTTGTTTATCAAATTCATTAAGTTTAGGTAACATTTTATAAATCATAATTCAGCACTCCAAGCTAAATAAGCGGTAGATCCAGAGGATCCAGTTTGAAATAAAATAATTTGACCAGCTGTTAATCCAGATGCTCTAGTAAATCTTACATTTGATTGAACAGTTGTAGCATTATTAAATCCTGGAACAGCTGAACAATTAGTCCTAGCTCCTCCACCAACTTGCATGCCATAATCAGCAGCAGTTCCATCTTGCTCTAAAGCAGTTGGAGCAGTTCTCATTGAAACAAGAAATGGAATATTTCCATCCGCAACTGCTGTATTTTGTGCCATACCACATCCAAATTCAATTTGATTAGCTCCTGGAGTAATTCTATAATAATACCTCTGACAATTAGCCAATTCCTGATTATAAAGTCTGCGTTCAAATGTAGTAGCTGTTGAGCCTATTTCTAGTTGGACACCAGTTACATACCATGTTGCACTTGATGTTCCAACTACTGATGTTGCACCAGTTGGTTGATATAACATACTAGCAGTCCATGTATTAGCTGTTCCACTTCTTGAAGTCCCAGCACCTAAACTAAAGTTTACTTCCATTCCAGCAGTGTTATCTGATGTCCATGTTCCAGATGTATCACCAGGAATTGTTACGCTAATTGTAGTCCAAGTGTTTGCAGTTGGAATTGAATAGCTAAACGCATAACTTCTAGTTTCACCCCCATTAGCTATACTTCCACCAAATGTTCCTGTTAAAGAGCTATATACTTGAAACGATAAAGTTACTGTCTTTGCATTGGCAGTACCCCAAGCTAAATCAGCAATGTTAAAACCTTCAATTCTTTGGTATATATAAAAAACATCAGTAGCAGCTACTGCATAGGCAGATGAAGATGTAGCACCTAAGTATTTTGTATATCCAACTGGCGGTGTTACTGAGCCAGCATTTTGCTGAACAGTAAATTTAGAAGCGGCTATATTTCCATAAGCTGCCATTCTATCTACACCATATTTTACAGCCGTATTATCTACAGTCAAACTTGTTGTTCCATATTGAGCTATTACACAAGCACCATTTATAATACGGTTCTTTAGCACATAAGATGACGCTGCAGCACTTGTCCATGTAGTGCCATCTGATGTCAATACATTACCACTTGTGCTAGGGGCTGGAAGGTCAGAACTTACCCATGCTGACCCTGTATAGGTTTCCATTACATTTAGTGTAGTGTTAAATCCAACTTGACCGGCTGCAGGAGAAGATGGTCTACCAGCAGTAGTCCATGATGCATTAGTTACACCATTAGTACCATTTAATATAATAGACATTATGTTGCTCCTTGTGGTTTAATAGGCCAATTAATTGTATTAGGAAAGCCAGCTTGTTGTGGCACATCTAATAATGCTTGTCTATAATTAGCCCATGATGTTTGTTGTGTTTGACTAAATGATGCCCATCGTAATGGGTTACCTACAATGCTATCTACTTCAGATAATAAACCATCCCTTTGTCCTCTAGCATTGGCTGCTAATTGTTCTGTTGTTGGAGGTGTCCATTCTGCTATTACACCATGATTACCATTTTTACATTCATCAAATATTTGTTTAGAAGATGGGTTGCTTGTATCTAAAGGATTAGCAGTAAAAGGAACAGTTCCTATATTATCAAAAGTGACTTCACAATCAATAGTTGAATGTTCTGCATTTGACCATTTTGGATTTGTTACATTTGTATAATTCATATTATTTTCCTTTTTATGATATTCTTAAAAACATTGATGCCGCATAATAGAGTGCATCGTTTCTTGCACCCATGCATTTCCAAGTGCCACTAGGTGTTCCTAATCCATAACCGGAAGAAGCAGTATAATCAGAAGAGGCATTAAAAGCTCCACCCGACATTCTGATATTGGCATAAACAAAACTTGAACCAGCATAATTTGTTCCAAGAACTAATGAAGTAGTGCCGGTTGAGCCAAGAAAAGCATAAGTTCCTACAGCACCAGCAGTTGCACCCGCAGTTGCAGTTAATACATCAGCAGTTGTAGGCGTTACAGAAATTGTAGTAAAAGTTGGTAATACACCAGCACCACCAGAAGTTAATACTTGTCCACTTGTACCTACAGAAACAACAGATTGCTCTACTCCACCTGCTGTTGTACCTCCACATATTACTGAGTATGCTACGTTAGTAGTTCTACCTGAACCTCCTGAAGCAACAGGAAGAGTACCTGTAGTTAAAGCACTTGTAGATGTAGCATATACAGCTCCACCAGAAGTAAGTGTTGTTAATCCAGTGCCCCCTTGAGCAACAGTTACTGCTGTGCCAGATTGGAGTAATGTACCTGATGTTGCAGGTAAAGTAATTGTGGTTGTTCCTGATACTGCGGGAGCTGCTAGTGTTACTGTGCCAGAGGTATCTCCAGCAATTTGAATAGAACTCAATTTGATACTCCTTTATTCTTGCAGTTGTCCATGTGCCATCTTTTCATAGGGATAATTCCTCCAACTTTATTACAATGAGGACAAGTTACTTTAGGAAAGTGCTTTCCCTTCATTGATGGTATGCGATTAATATTTGCTATTCTTAATGCTTCTTTGTTTTTAACAGACATTGGTCTGCCAATCAAACCTTTAATTCTTTTTTCTTTTTCTTCTTTAGTATGGACTCTGCCTGTATTGGCTTTACGGACAGCCTCTTTTACCTTTTCTAAACAAGGTATGCCTTTATTCCATAAATTAATTGGTGGATTACCTCCGCCCATAACAATGTTCCATCCAATATTATTTTCGTTTCTTAATGCTTTTTCAATCATAAAACAATAAGCATCATCTGCAACAAGTATAATTTGTTTTACTAGATTATCCCATCCATATTTATTAATAGCATTTTTAAGATGTGGATTATCACTACGTTTAGCATGATTTCTAAAACGTCTTTTCAAATCTTTTGACACACCTATATATCCTTGTGAGAACATATCAGTATGCTCTGGATGATGTATCCAATAGACTGATGACATTATTTAGCCTCCAATGCTGTTACTCTTGCTTTTAGGTCGTTGATGATTGCAACGTGTGAGTCCACAGTTGCCTTCAAATCAGTAATGATTTGTTGTTGTTCTTGTATTGCTTTGACAAGTCGTGCTTCTGTTTTTGACCATCCTGTAATCATTAACATACCATCTTCACCTTCAGATATAACATCTGGATAAACCTTTTGCATATCTTGAGCAATAAAACCAATTTGATGACCCATGCCATCTGTATAACCTTTAAAATCAAACTCACATGGTTTCAATGACATAATATTATTTAATTGACTTGGTAATGGCTCAATATTTTCTTTTAATCTTATATCAGACCATGAGCCAAACGCTGCAGCAGATGCACCATTTGCATTAATTTGACCGCTTCCTGATGTAATATTATTTACGATAAATCTCATAAATACTTGAGATGTAGTAGTATTATTGTCGTATTTACTTACATATACTGCGGCATTAGAAACATCTCCTGAGTAATTTGTTCCTAAAAATGCAGCTTGATTTGATGTTGCTTCAGCAACTAATTTACATGTTCCGTATCTTTGTGCTGTAACTCCCATTAACACATTACCACTAGAGTCTATACGCATACGTTCTGTAGAATTAGTAGCAAACGCTAGTGCGTTAGTAGAGCTTTCACCCCATATATTAAATTGACCACTTCCAGACATATCTGCATAACCTATATAACCTTTTCTTGTTCCATTAGGTGCAAGAAATTCTATGTAACCTGTATGTGTAGTATCACCACTACCTTGAATTCCAATATAGCCTTGAGTGCCATTTTTACCACCATATACTGTTCCAGTAACATCTAATTTACCAGAAGGACTTGTAGTACCAATCCCTACATTCTGTGATGCGTCTATAGTGACTGCTGTGGTGTTACCTGTTTGTAAAGATAAAATTCCTGTGCCGTCAGCCGTTTGGACTATGGCTGCTGGACTTGTACTTGCGTTTATGGTTGATGCCATTTATTTCCCCTTATAAGACTACCCATCTAGCACCGCTAGGGATAGTAACAGCTACACCTGAGTTAACCGTAATAGGACCGACACTCATAGCATTGCGACTAGTTGTTAATGTAT